TTTTCTAACTGCTGAAATACTTCTCTAATAGATTCTTTAGGTTCTGATTCAGTAGACCATGTTCTTTCATACCAATCGTTACCATCATCATATGCATATCCTAATGCTTCTAATTTTTTAACAAAGCTATCCTCTTCCGAATAATTATCAGGATTCCACTTTGGATCTGAGCTATACAACCATTCATTAATGTTCCACCAAGACATTTAAAGTACCTGAATAACGCCTAAGACATCGGGTATTTCCATCATTAATTTCTTTTCTATACCTTGTTTTAAAGTCATAGAACTCATAGCACATGTAGAACATGCACCACCTAACCTAACTTTGACGATACCACCCTCACCTTCCTTAACACCATAATACATTCTTGTATGTTCGTCAAGATCACGATCTATTTCAACAAATTCCAACCATCCACCATCTGCTTCGATGTATGGCAAGAGTTCATTAAGAACTTCTATTACATTACTGTCGTTTAGTTCCATGAGGATTAATTAACAATTGAAGGGATAGCAATCCCACTAATATAAAAATGATTTCTATAGAATGATTTAACTCCATTCTCTTACCATTTGTCTTACATCTGTTACACCAAATAAAGACTTACATCTCGCCTCTGCATCTTGTTTTAAATTAGATTCACATAACCACTCAACCTTTTTCAATCTATTAGAGGGCAATAAAATATAAGCAGACCATTTATATGGTGCTTTCATTATAATAAGATCGCGCCAATAATAAATCCCTTGGCAAATGAAATACATACCACTTGATAATCGGTTAGGTTAAACTTGTCCTGACATCGTTTTATAAGTTTCTTATCCCATTCGACTACTTTGTCGAATACTCCTTTAATCTTGTTCATCTTTCCAGGGTTGGGGTTCATTTATATCTAGCCATCTTCTAATCCAAGCAATGATTTTCTTCATATTAACCTTACAGCAACTTGTAATGTGTAATAAGAAACTGCTATTACTTCATATTTTAAATTATTATTAAAGCAAAATTCATTGAGTGCTTTATATTCATCTTGCTCCCATTCTTCATTAACAATAAACTCATCAAATATTAAAATTGTATTACTATCTATTACAGACTTTGAATTATTTAAAGCACAAAGAGTAGAAGAATATGTATCGCAATCAAAATTTATAAGTGATGCCTTAGGTCTCGGTTCACTAAAAAAGGATGGTAAAGTTTCACTATATTCACCCTTTATAAAAGTTCCACCATCTATACTAGGAGATATGCCATCAGTATCGTAGGTCCCTTTCTTTACATACCAATCTTCAACTAATCCTGTAAAAGTATCAAATCCATAACCTTTCGCAAAGTATTTCTTTAAATATTTAAATGAAACACCTCGCCAAACACCAAACTCATAGAACGGTCTACTTCTTTCACACTTATCAATCATACGATCAAAAAAATCCCACCTATTAAAGAATAGTTCTGGGTGATTGGGTAAAGTCGAAACCCATTTAATAGAACGAACAGCAGGATGATTTTTATGTTCCGATTGCAGTAGTTCATTAAACAATAATGGATCTCCTTGATGCAATCTAAGAGCACTAAGAGTAATTTTAGCCTTTAAGAAATTCTCATCGTTATCCAAACATTTAAGTATCCAACTTTCTGCTTCTTCAATAGTTTTAGATAATCCATATAAATTCCAAATAGCAACTGTCAAATCAGGTTTAAGTTCATGAGATTTTCGTAAACATATTTCTGATTCCTCTATTTTTCCAAGCTGACCCAGTACATCTGCTAGATCATTATAAGCCTCAGCATAATCAGGTTTAATATCAATAGCTTTACGTAGAAATTCTTCCGCCTCTACAAATTTGTTTCTATGTATTAATGAATATCCAATATTAAACTGAACTTCTGCTAAAAGATTGGGATTCATAAAACTTTTTCACCACCATATTTCACATATAATCTTTTAACCTGTTCTTTATCAAGACCAGCAAGATTTATACAGTTATAAAGACATCTTCTGATACACTCTCTATCTGAAATAGGATCTGCTATTGTCCATCCGTCTTTATCAACTGCCATTATTCTGGATCACAATCAGCAAGACTAGTAGCCATATTACCACCAATCTCTGCTCCCTGGTCCATACCAATCATCGTTGCAGCACCTGCAAGAACCCACCCAATAAAGGGAATGCCACTAACGGAAGGAGCAACAGCAGCACCAACGCTACCCCCAACCACTCTACCTGTTTGTTCTCCGCCTCCTTGGGCTTTGATGCACGCAATTGTTTTATCGCTGACTCCGGACTTTCCCGGCGTTTCATCTCCTGTTGAATCCAACCAGGCACTCCTTGTGCTGACCGATCCACCATGATGCCTTGCACCGTCCATTGTGTATTGTTCTTGAGATGTAACAGTCGCTGTACGAAGTCCCAGAAAGCCACCGGGCTTCTTAACGCTCTTCTGCACCCCCATTACAAGAGGATCATTAGCACGATAATTAATCAGATAACCATCTTTTCCTGCTTTTACGCTATAAGAAGTATACTCACTTACAGGAAGATTAACTTTGGGAAATCCATTATCCCTCTGTGCTAACATTCCTATCATTCCAATATGAGATACGGCAAATAAACTACCGACTACTCCAATTGATATCCACTTCCACTTATATTCCATGATGTCCTCCGGGGATTACATTTTGTAAGGTTCTTCTGGTTTAGGTGCTTGAGCAGTTATATTTAGAGGTGCTTGTTCGATCCTAATAACTTGAGCAGGTGCAGTTTGAGTTGCTTTCTCAATCAACTTCTCCATGTCTGCTTTAGAAACTCCACCATTACCATTACCGTTCTGCATCTTCATAGTCCCATCACCTTTCTTACTAGCAGTCTGAATTCCGAAGCTAGCTAAAACTCCGGTAAAAACTGAAGCTATAAATGTTGGATCGATTTTCTGCTGAGGAACACCTGGGATGGCAACATAATTTAATGTCAAAATTCCCCCGGACCAAACAAGGACTCCAAGTCTCACGAAAGTAGAGATGATTGCAGCTTGCTCTTCCTGATCTGGGAGAATCTTATCTTTGATCTTCCCAAAGACACCTTTCTTTTTGTCATCTTTTACCTTTTTATCCTCTTCAGGTAATACTACTTCAGGCATAGAAATTAAAAGTGACTATACTTATATAGCCAACTTTTTTTTAAAAAGGAGAAGAGGTACCAAAAGATCTCTCACCGGGAGGAAGAGTAGCAGAAGGATTTGAAGAAGAATCAACTCCAGGACCAGTAAGAGCACCGCCACCAGTAGGAAGACCACCACCAGGCATTATACTCTCAATAGCTTTTTCTTTAATGTCTTCTATGATTGCCGTCCGATTAACATAAACGTAACCAACACTGCCAACAACGGCAACAGATACAGCAGCAGACGCAACAGCAAGTACATTAATTAACTTTTGCATTTTAGATAACCTAATTCTATGTATTGTCACAATGACAGTTTTTATTTATATTTGTCACCAGTATAGTATGCTTTGTAATAATTGACAATCCCATTCGTAGTTACTTGCTTACTGCACCAATCATCAGCACATTCATAGATAGACTGATTGGAATACTTTCCATCTCCAAAATTCTTAAAAAGGAGTAATAATACTTTTTGTCGCAGATCTAACTGCGCTTCTGTAATTGTAGAAAAAGTCATGTTAAGTAATTGATCTAACAGAAAAATCTAATGCGAGTCTTTTAATATCAGTTGTTATATCTTCAGCAGCATGTGGAACTCTTGGATCAAATATACAAAAATCTCCAGGGTTCAACCTTACAATATTACCACCATGTATAAACCCACCACCCCATTCTTCTTTCCATTCATCATTTAATATTCCTAAAACTTTTATAGAATTAGGGATATCTTCATGATCTGTATGAGTATTATCCTTTCTATACTTATCCTTTATAGAAATACCACAATAAAATACATGTGGATGAAAATAATCTTTCCCACCTTGATCATAAACATTAGTTAGAATTGCACAAGATAATCCAAAAAGAAATTCTTCTTTAATCCTTCCATCTATAATATCTAACTTGGGATGTTTTTCTTCTAAAGGAACTCCTGCTGGATATTTAAAATGCCATTTCTCTGATCCAATTGCACTATCTCTAAGTAAAGAAAGGGTTGTCAAAGAACAGCAATTTCTAATCACCTCACAAAACATTAAATCAAACCTAAAGAACCTGCAGTAATACCAATACTAACAAAAAAACCAAACTCTAGCAAGTCTCTAGAGCCTGGTGGTATAGAATTTATAATATAAATTAAACCTAAAGGAATCATTTTCCTCTTTTATCGTATTTAAGAACAATAGCTAATATTGAAATGGTTCCAGCTGTCACCACTGCTAGAAATAGTTCTGGAGTACAGTGATGAAGTAAAAACATTTAATGGGAATAAATTAATGGTGTTATTACGGGAGAGAAATAAAAATATGCGCTTACTAGACCAAAAAATACTAATTGAGGCATTTGACTAGGTAGAAATACTCTAATATTATATAGGTATTTCTACTCTTAGTCAAGCACCTGATGGAACTGAAACGGGAACAGGTTCCATCTGACCTATGCGAACTCCTTTACCACCTTGAAAGTCATCATCGTCATCATCACTGAATGTACGAAGTAATAATTCAATTAAAACCAAAGCAGCCATTGGATAGAATACCCAAAGGATGGCTGCTAGTGGTGATATACTGTCTGATGCGGCTACGAGGTCGCCCATTTATTTTGATTCCCTGATAAGTTACGAGTAATTATTTAGTTTTGTTAACTTTTAGGCAACATACTTAACGTATGTGTAAGCACCTATGATTGCCCAGAAAGCAACCATTGCAAACCTTCCGTTTGCTTTCTGCCAGATTAGGAGATCTTCCATTAGAAGAGACCTGGAATGATTTGTCCTGTAACGGCATAGCTACCTAAAGCAGCGATGATACCGATCATTGCCCAACGTCCGTTGGCTAGTTCTGCGTTTTCGTTCATTGTTCTTAGATTTGAGGGATAGAAGTTTAAAAGAGACCTGGAATAATCTGACCTGTGGTAACATAAGCACCAAGAAGTGCTACGAAACCTATCATGGCCCAACGTCCGTTGGCTAGTTCTGCTTCTTTAGCATAACCTTTATAATTCTCATCAATATATGGACGGGATTCTACTCCGTACATGTTTTGTCTTCCGCCATCTTCAGTGACGACGTTTGCTGATGAAGTCATGGTGTTCTGTTAAGAAACGTAACATAATTATATAGCAAACCTTAAATTTCTGTCAAGTATTATTACCTAGTCCTGACATTTGGATAAATAAGTTTTTAAACTGTGAGGGTAGGAGTCGAACCTACAAGTCCCGCCAGGAACATCAGTTAAACAGACTGACACGTTTACCAGTTTCGTCACCTCACAATGATGCCCTATGAAAGGGCTGTCATTAGACGTTGCATTCCTATCCCTCCCCCACTTCTAGGGAAGAAGTCGAACTGAAGGAACTCTTCTAGTTCTTTCTCCACTCTTTCCTTACCAAATAATTTGTAGAGTAGTTCAGCATATTCACCATCAGAAATAGTATGGAACGTGTTACGCATTTGTTCCTTATCAGTACTGCGTTCAGCACTACCGATTGTTTCCATACCACCTAGTATTACATCAATCTTTTTACTTGTGTCATCATCATTACGTGCCATGTTCCAGAATGGTGATGTCCACTCAGGAAATTCAGTAATCATACCACATCCTATTGCCTTTTCATGGTCATGGTCTAGTTCTTTTGTATTAAATTTACTACCCCAACTATCATAAGTCTTAATCTCTAGTTCAGGTAATCCCAGATACTTACACAATTCAATCTCCATTTCTGCAAGTTCTTTAACACCTCCCTTCATTTCAAACTCAAACATAGGGAAGATTGTTTCATGTCTTCCTTCTACAGGGTTAGGTTCTGCCCTATACGAGGTTGAGACACAAAAAAATCCTTCCGCAGAAGGATTAGAAAGTAATTCATATTCTAACCACATCTGGCCAGTTTGAGGAAGTGGCCAAACATTACCACCATAGTTGTATGTTGCTACTGTTTCTGGGTCTTCACAAGCAGCAAGGATACTTAGACGATTTTGGGTGTGGACTTCGAAAAAGTTTTTAGACAAAAAAAAGGAGCGTAAAAGCCCCACGGTGTCTGTATATTTTTGCGGATCAATCAGAGCAGTCATTAATTTTTGATAAAACTAATCTATTTAGACATTAATACATATTATCTTCTTTGTATTGTTTTAATTCCTTAACCCATTCCTGTTGACCACAAAATCCATGAGCATCATTCTCTCCATCAACATGATATTTGGTATGTAATACTTCTACCATAAAGAAAAATCCTATTATCATCATTGGCATCAACCATAGAGGATGTCCAAAAACTTCACAAAACTCTTCATAATATTGTCGGAAAGGAGTTTTCTTCATTTTACCACAACTCTTTGAGTGAAATCAATTCCTTCCATATGATCATATTCATGTTGAAATATCCTTCCAATATATCCAGTAAATTTTACCTTATGTATAATCTTACTTTCATCCTCATACTTAACTACAACACTACTAGGTCTGGATATATCTAAGAACAATTCCGGATAGGATAAACATCCCTCTTCCATTACCACTTCATCCTTAGACTCCTTAATGATCCTAGGATTAAAACAAGTGATAGTTTCTTGTGCGTCTATATCAATCATCATTACAAAAGCTCTTTCTTCTATACCTATCTGATTAGCAGAAAGTCCTACCCCCTCATGATGAAACATATTTTCATTAAGGGTATAAGATAACTTGGAGCGATCCAAATTATAACTACACTTCTTTATCTTCCGATGTAGTAATGGATCTTGTGAGGGAGTAAGTGATATTAACATTTTAATATTTAGATGGTAGGTTCCTATCGCCGCTACTCCTGAACCTACCAAAGGGGAGTACCGCAGTCCAGGTAGCGACCTTGACTAGTATATTATAGCATAAAAAAAGGACCCGTGAAGGGTCCCTTTACATTAAGTATCTGAATCAGAGAATCAGAACTTATAGGTTACACCGATCTTACCAGCGAAGTCGATGATGTCGTCGCCATCAGAATCTTCGTTAGTGACTCCAGCGATTTCGCCGTATACACTAGTAGAATCTGCGATAGCATAAGAAGCACCTATCTTACCAGAAAGTTCTGTTTCGGTATCATCTGTGCTATCGGTATGAACGAAAGCAGGGCCGCCTTGAACATAATATCCAAGTTTGCCATCCTCAGAACCACCATCAAAACCGAAGTGAAGATCTGTTGTTGCAGTTGTATATTCGCCATCTGGGTAGGAAGCATTAGCTTCTACGTTAACGTAAGGACCTGCGAAAGCAGCGCCAGCGAATAAAGGAGCAGCAGCTACAGCTGCTATAAGAGGTTTAAACATTTTTTTTAGAAAGTGTCTCGCAAGAAAAAAACCTGCGGATGTTAGCACCCTCGACAAGGGTACTGTTTACATTACACACAGGGTTACGATCTTTCGAGTCCTTTGTATACATTTATTTATACAAGTGTCACATGTGACAGTTGTTTAATAATCTTAACATACTCACAATATTTTTGTCAACACTACTGCTGGGGTGTTTGTTGTTGTTGATGCGCTAAAGCAGCACTATTTTCTGTAATCCTTCCCAGATAAGGATCATAATCCATCATCTCTTTAATCTTCATATTCGACCCATTAGTTATCCAAAAATTAGTTTGGGCATCATAATTACCCTTATGAAAAACATCAATATG